GTATTCCCATCAAACTATATTTATGAGCACGCTTCTCTGCCGATGGTTTCAGGTACAAAATATTGCGTTGTTGTGATGACAGACATTAACGAGTTAGGCCACAAGTAATGGCTTTAATAGCCATATTTAGGTCTTTTCGTCCGTGGATAGATAAGAAGCATATTTCTGTTCCCGTACCAACACAAAAAGAAATGCCTGCTTGGTATAAAGATGCAGACAGATTTGCAAAAATGCCAAGTGGGGAATACTACAAAGCTCCAAAAGAGATTTGCCCATTCCCTAAAGAGGGTACGACAGATGACTATGGAAAAATTCCTACGTGGAAAGCGTGCCCAGCTATTATGGACGCCTTTACAACTGGGTACATCTTTAAAACACCGTGCGACTTAACTTTCTACAAAAATAATCAGGGAATCATAGATGTAAAAATTGATAACCCTAAGTACAAAGATTTCTGTACCCAAAGGCCCCCAATGCCACAGTTTGAGCATCCAAAAGGATACTATCAAACTCATTTTGCTTGGAGCTCTCCTTGGGGACTAGAACTTCCAGAGGGATACAGCGCACTGTTTATGACCCCAATAAATAGGTTTGACTTACCATTCCTAAATACTACTGGCGTTGTAGACTCAGACAAACTTCACTTACTTGGAACTTTCCCATTTTTTCTTCCAGAAGGTTGGGAAGGTACCATTCCAGAAGGAACTCCGTATATGCAGGTTCTTCCGTTTAAAAGAGAAAACTGGGAACACAAAATAGACATTCCAGACCAATCTACAATGTATGATAAATTAGTAAAGAACATGCAATTTTACCGTCAGCCTGATGGCGGCATATACCAAACCAAAGTTTGGTCAAAACGAGACTACAAATAGGAGAATGTAATGCAAACATGGACAGAAAAAGTTGATTTAGGCAGTGGCATCTTTTGCTATAAGGGCGTCATCAATAAAGACATTGATGTTATAGGTAGAATTGAAGCAAACCTTAAGCCAGAAGGAGATGTGACTGGATATGCTTGGCAACCCGCGTATGTTGGGTATAAGCAGCTTATGCCAGAGTACAGAGACTGCAACGACTTCAAGTTTAAGAAGACAGACATTGAAAACGACAAGAGTCAGGTCAGTTTAAACCTTCAATCTTTGTGGCAAGACTTATACGACGTTAAATTGCCTGCGGTTCAAGACTATTCCAAGATGTACAACATTAACAATCTAAAGTACTGGGAAGCATTCAACTTCATTAAGTACGGTCCAGGACAGCACTTTATGGAGCATCATGACCATGGATTTTCTTATAACTGTACAGTTTCTTTAGTTGGATATCCAAATGATGACTATGAAGGTGGCGAGCTTTACTTTAGGTTACAAAACTTAAAGGTTAAAGCAGATGCTGGAGACCTGTTTATTTTCCCATCAAATTTTATGTACCCACATCAAGCAATGCCAGTAACCTCTGGAATTAAGTATTCTATTGTAACAATGCTTGATTACAGCAAAAAGTTTCACACCCCAGAGATGTATAGCGCAGAGTCAGATTAATGTTTAACATCTCCGTTGAAAAGACACAGGGGGCTCTTTTTGATGTCCAACCTATGTCAATTAAAAGAGACTGGATGGATGCAACATCAGAAAAGCATGCTTACAGGTGTTTTCCAGTAACCCAGTCAAATGTAATTGGCTGGAGTCTATCGTGCTTACAGGACATTGAGTTTATTTGGGATGGAATAAACGACCAAACACCAGACCGTGTCCAAGTGTTTAGTCCAGAAGGGGCTTATTCTGGTAGAGGTCAATCCTCTATAAGCTTAAACACGGGACTGGTTTTTAGAACAGATGAAGATGTCAGTATCTTTACCATTAACCCAGTAAATTATTTTAGTGATGAGTTTGAAACCATGTCGTCCCTAATCAGCACATCTTTTTACGACAACCCATTGCCTTTAGCTATCAAGGCAAAGATTGCAAATAAGAGGGTAGTTATTAAGGCTGGAACCCCAGTCGCCACAATTATCCCGATATCTTTGTCAAAGTTAAATGGAACAAACATTGAAGTTGTTGAGTACCAAGACCCAGGTAACAAACGATTAAACGCCAACATGTCCTATGGGGATGCCGCACAAACGGTAAACTCTGCTGGAAAATGGACAGATTGGTACAGAGACGCTGTAAACGAAAAAGACGAAACCCTAGGCTCTCATGAAGTAAAAACCCTAAAATTAGGGGTAATAGATAAAACGAAAAGGGATACACTATGAGTATGGAACAAAACAAAGATTCGTATACTGTAGCAAAAAGAACGCCATCTATGACCCCGTCAGGCTGGTTTGGGGATAGCAAAGACATGATTGTTGAGCTAGAGAACTTCATGACCCAAGAAGAGATAGAGTTCTTAGAAAAAGCTGCTAAGTCTTTAACAATTTGGGATGTTACGGAAAGCCATACGAATGAGAATGGGACCGTTACCTACGACTCAGACTATTGGAAAGACCGAGTCGCAACTCAACCAACACTAGACAAAAATGACCCAAAAATATCCCCAGTAATTGCTGGGCTATTTCAACGACTAAGACCAATTATTGAAGACTTTTACAAGGTAGAGGTTCACCCTACGGGCACAACTATTGTTAAATGGCTTCCTGGGCAGTTTCAAAAACCACACGCTGATAAAGAGCTCCACGAGGGCCCCGACGCTGGAACACCTAACGACTTTCCAAACTATGACCTATCAAGTTTGTTTTATTTAAATGACGACTATGAGGGCGGAGAGCTGTACTTCCCACTACAGGGTGTGCAGTTTAAGCCTAAAAAAGGCGCTGCTTACTTCTTCCCAGGTGACAAAAACTATATTCACGGGGTTACTGAAGTAAAAAGCGGCTTACGTTTTACATGCCCATTTTTTTGGGAAATAACAAAGCATACAGGAGACAAACAACCGTAAGGACAGGTTACAATACAACTATGAAATCAATTTACGATATCCCACTTAACTCAGCTGAGGGCTCCCCTGACTTCTTAAGCCAATTTAAGGGTAAAGTAACCCTGTTGGCTAATACGACCGTTGGCTGTGGTAACGCTAATCAAATGGAAGTTCTTCAATGGCTTCAAGATAAGTACGGTGGAGATGATTTCCAAGTGATTGCTATTCCTACAAATGACTACTGTGGACCTGGCGTTACTAAAGGAAAATGGTCTGAAGGCATAACCTGTGGCTTAGACTCGCAAGAGTACGGCAAAGAGGTTTATGGAACTACGTTTCAATTTTCAGAAATGGTTTCATCAAACCCAAACAAAAGTGCTACTGAGCTTAGCCCTTATAAGGGAGATGATTCTGTAAACGGCTTAGGGCAGCCTAGACAAGAAACTCACGAACTGTATCGTGAAATTAAAGACCAAATGCACGCTTACGCCGCAAAGCAAAGAGAGCTTGGCATTCCAGACAGAGATGGCTATTTGTCACCTTGGCTAAATCAACCTGTAGCTAATGGCGCAATGCAAGGCGGAAACTTTGAAAAGTACCTTATTGATAGAGATGGGTATGTTGCTAATTGGTTTCAATGCACAGTATTAAACTACGATATTGAAAAGACACTGAAAGAAGCCCTAATAGCTGCTGGAACCCCAGCTACCTTGGGAGAAGGTAGAACTCAAGAAGTATTTGAGGAAGAGTACGCCCTTGTTCAACAAGAGATAGAAAAGTTAATTGCTGGAGATAAATCCCTATTAAATAACTAAACGGAGTAAAGCACAATGAACCTAGCGAACAAAAAAAGGCTAACAAAAGACATCGTTGTTTATGAGAACTTTATAAGCAAAGAAGATTGCAAAAAGATGATTCAAGCCCTAGATGCTCAAGCAGACAATGGGGCAATTTCTTGGATGCCAATCTCATTTTACGAGTCATATTCTTCTGTTTTGCCACAAGACAACGACCAAGAGGTTATTGACGCTGGTCTATCTCCAACTATATTTTCAGATATTGAAAAGGCAATGCCTGAAGCAATTGCTTCAGTCCACGACCTTGACCCAAAAACAATCTGTAAAATTGGGTACCACACACAGAAGTGGGAGCCAGGAGCATACGCAAGAATTCACTCTGACAACACAGATGCTGAAGGAAACTCAGGTGCGTTTACAAGAAGCCGCTACGCAGGGTTTCTATACTTAAACGATGATTTTGAAGGTGGGCTTTTACGGTTCCCAGCACAAAACTTAGAGATTAAACCAGAAGTTGGGCTGCTTGCTGTATTTGACGGCGGGTTTAACAATATGCACGAAGTATCTCTTATTACAGGTGGTGTCAGATACACCATTGGTTCTTTCTGGGATGACCGAGAAGAGTCAGCGTACCCACAAGAGGTGCGAGATGCATGGGCTGAAGAGATGAAGGCCACTAGAGCGCAACAAGAGATTGAACGAGCAGAGTGGCAAGAACTTCTTAAGCAGGGTTGGAAGTTAGATGCGGCTGGAAATAAGTACAAACTAGGGGAGAGTACAAATGATTGAGTCTTTTAAACAACAGCTGATAGACAGCGGGTATGTAGTTACAGATATTACCCCAGAACTATTCTCTGTTGAGAACTTTTTATCACAAGACCAAATAGACACTTTTTGGGAAATTATCCACAGTACCTCTCAAGAAGATTGGGAAGTAGAGTACCACGCAAACTTAAAGTATTTTTGCATGGAAAAATTTGGTAGAGATGACGTAGAAAATCTGGTTGCTGAGGGTAAGTTTGAAATTACTCAAAATTGGAAAGATAAAAACTTTAACATACTACATCATGAGATTCAAAGACCTTTATATGAGGTTGTAAACTCAATGGTGGTCAAAGCTGACCCAGAATTAATCTTAAGTGGCTTTGCAACAATTCAGCGGATGCAAGCAGGAGTAGAGTTAAAAGCGCATACTGACCAAAAAACAGACCCGTCTATAAAATACGCCACCATTGTATACATCAATGATGATTATGCAGACGGCGAGTTATTTTTTCCAAAGCTTGATATTCAGCTAAAGCCTAAACCAGGAACTATGTTATTTTTTCCAGGAAACGAAGAGTATGAGCACGGAGTCAAGCATGTAGGGGATGGACAAATACGGTATGTTCTTGTCGGGTTCATTAAAGAAAAAGACCATTACGCAAAGAATAAGTATTAAGGAAGAAGCACATGGATAGAGAAATACTAGACCCAAAAACGTACTACTACACCGATGCTATTGAAGACTTTGATACTTTTAAAAAGGTTTGGAAAGAGCTAGACACTCTTGAGCAATACCCAGAGTCGGGTGTAAATGTTTGGAACACCTGGACTGCCTCTAATGATAAAGATTTTATCTATGGAGAAACAAAGACTTTTGATATTAATGCAATGAACCGGCTTAGTCCAATCTTCTCGCCCCAGGCAGCCGAAGTAGCAGAAAAAAGTAAATATATTTACCACGCTATTATGACTACAATGTATAGCGTTTGCAAAGACTATGCCTCTTCTTTGGGAGACTTTGATGAGCCAAGACTTTTTCCAACCTTTAACATAAAAAAGTACAACACTGGGGTTGGGATGGGCGCACACTTTGACCAATTAGACGGAGATAAAACCCTAAGATATTCATTAGTAATGTACTTAAACGATGATTGTGAAGGCGGAGAAATATCTTTTCAACTAAAGGACTATGACGGTGGATGGACCAGCGCTGATGGTTTTTCTAAAGGGTCAGCTCCAGGAGTAGACTTAGACTATGACGTAGCTGTTGCAGCTAAAGCAATTGACTTTGGACTAAAGCCAAAAGCAAATAGCGTTGTCATATTTCCAGCATTTCCACCGTATTTTCATACGGCACACGTTGTAAAGTCTGGCTTTAAGTATATGATTCCTGGACATTGGATTCATAACGACATGGAGCTTAATAAGAACCAAGGTATGTAATTGAAAACGGCTATTGTTACTGGGGCAAGCAAAGGCGTAGGCCTAGCAACAGTCAAGCTTCTATCCCAAAACGGGTACAAGGTTATTGCTGTTTCAAGAGACCTTTCCAAAGTATCTGAGCTTGTATCTGACAACGTTGAAGTATACAGATTAGACATTACAAGCTCAGAAGAAATTAAAGCGTTCTACGAGAAGTACAAGGACATAACCCTAGACCTTTTAGTTAATAACGCTGGCGGGGGGTCTGGACCAACACATCTTATAAACGAAACTATGGATAATTTTAGACGGGCTTACGATATAAACGTATCTGGTCCAATGTATTTGTCACAGCTATTTGTTCCTGCCATGAAAAAATCAGAGTCTTCAACCATTATCTTTATAACTTCTTTGTGCGGTAAAACCCCTTATAGGGGTGGGGGAAATTACAGCAACGCAAAAAGAGGTGAAATGGCCTTAGTAGATACAATGCGTATGGAGTTTCCAGAGTATGGGATTAAAGTAACAGAAGTTTGTCCTGGGACTATAGATACTCAAGTTGAAAAAAAAGACAATGCTTTGACAGCAGAAGACCTGGCAGAAGCTATTCGGTGGGTTGGTTCGCTCCCAAAACACTTTAATATAAACCACCTAGAGCTAAGTCATATAAACAACAACAAGTACTAACGAAAAGAGCTTTTATGCCTAAAGATGTTCCTAAGATAATTTGGCAAACACATAACTACCTATATGAAGAATTACCAGAACATTTAAGGCAAGTAACCCAGACCTGGATAAATTTAAATCCGACCTGGGAATACAGGTACGTTGACCATATAGCTAGGGCAGAATTTGTAAAAACAGAGGACCCCGTACTTTATACTCACTTTGAAAAACTAACCCCTGTAACTCAAGCAGATTTATGGAGATACCTAGTAACCTATACATATGGTGGGGTGTATGCAGATATGGATTCGGTATGTAAGTCTCCTCTAGACTACATGCTTGATACCTTACAGTGTGACCATGACCTTTTAGCAGCTTCTCAGCCAGGTCATCTTAAGTATAATAATTGTAATTATGCTGTGGGTAAAAACTCAAAAAATCTTGAAATAATTATAAAAAATTTAAAAGATGAAGACTATTTAACTGGCAATTTAAACGTATGGGCTTGCCCCTTAACGCGGTTTGTTGAGCAAGCTTCCGCAAGTGATACGGTCTGTAAAGACTTTAGTGGCGCTCTTCATTCACAGGAGTTTAAGTCAGCTTTTAACGATACTTTTGAGGTAGATTACTATGGAAAGCGTGTAGCCTACAATGAATTAATCCGTGGATTGCCCCTCTAAAGGAAGAAGCCCGCTCTACAATATGTGCATGAGCAATATCTCATAGTATTCTCCCTGTTTTGTGATAGGAATTAACTGATGTCAATTGTTGGAGTAACGGCTTCTAGCCGTAGGCAAGTACCTAACGCTCCAACCATTGGCACAGCTACAGATGTAGGAACAGATAGAGCGTTTAATAATGGCGCAGCAGTAGTTACCTTTACCCAAAGTCCAATTGGCTTTGAAGCAACCTCTTACACCGTAACCTCTAGCCCTGGCGGATTCACAGCCTCTGGTACCTCTTCTCCTTTGACTGTAACTGGATTGCAATCTAATACCGCTTACACTTTTACAGCAACAGCAACAAACTTTGTAGGAACAAGTACCGCCTCTAGCGCCTCAAATAGTATTACTGCAACTACCGTTCCACAGGCTCCAACTATTGGAACTCCTACCCTTGCTACTGGTCAGGCGTATACTGGTTCTGCAAACATTGGGGTTGTCTTTACCGCTGGCGCCACTGGTGGAAAATCAATTACAACTTTTACAGCAACCTCTTCTAGCACCACAGTTGTTTCTGGGGCAACTTCTCCAATTACTATATCTGAAACTGTAGGTATCTCTAGAAACTACACAGTTACCGCAACTAACGCTAATGGAACAAGCTTAGCCTCTTCTGCAAGTACCTTCATTACTCCGTCTTCTGTTCCTGAATCTGCCCCTACTATTGGTACTCTTTCAAACGTCACTGGTATTGCCTATGGTTCTAACCCACAATTCACTTTAACGTTTGGAGCACCAACAAGCACAGGTGGCTCAGCAATAACTTCGTACAAGTACTCAACAGATGGCGGAACTACTTACATAACAGCGCCAAGCAATACAAGCCCAATGACTTTAACTACGCAGAGTACCTCTGGAACTCCAGCATTTGTAGCGGGCACTTCTTACTCTGTAATTCTTAAAGCAGTAAACGCAAATGGCGATTCTCCAGCATCTGCATCAAGTAACTCGCGGGTTGCTGCAACTATCCCAAGCACTCCTACATTTACCCTGTCCAGTACTGGCAACACTAACATTACTGGAACGTATTCCTATAACACTGGTGGACAAGCTGTCACTTCGTATGTTTCAGAAGTTTCTGGTACCGCAGCAACTACCGCAGGGACAAGTCCTGTAGGAAATACTTCAGGCGCTTTAACTTATACGTTTAGTTATGTACAGGGAACTCAGTACAGCGTATCTTTTAGCATTACTAACCCAATGGGTACTGCAACTGCTACATCTCAGAGTATTACACCATTTGCACCAGCAAGCCCTAGTACACCAGCAAGTTTGAGCGCTGCTGTAGCAAACACAACAACTGTAAACTTAACATACGGTGCAATTGCTATAAACGGGTCAGCACTTACTGCGTGGCAAGGAAGTGGAACAAGCACAGGGGACATTGTCTCTAACCCTGCAATTAACCTAACTTACTCTGGAACCCCCAGCGCAGCGGGTGGAACCGTCAGTGTTTCAGGAACATTTGCAGCAATTCAGTCATACACGTTCACTTTAAAAGCAAGAAACGCTGCTGGCGTAAGTGGGGGAGTAACATCAAATAGCGTTGTTCCTCTGCCAACTATTACAGATAACTTTAACCGTTCGGGCTCTACTTTAGGCACAACTTCTTCTGGTAGTCCTTGGACAACTCACTCTGGCGCTTGGTCTACCAACGGAAGTAAAGGCGTCTCATCATCTTCTGGCGTAGCTTCTGTATCCTTCGGTACTGGAACCGCAACAGTAACTGCCGATGTAACTAACGGTTACGGAGTTGCGTGGTGGGTAAGTGGTAGCGGCTCTTACTACAGCTCTTACTATCAACAATACACATACACCTATTCAACAGGTGCAAATTACTGTACTGATTGTTCTTACACAAACTACTCTTGTAACAATTCAACATCTTACTCGTGCTCTGTTGGACAGCTTTACGGCACTAACTGCTATACCTGTCCTTCTGGATTTACCTTTGACCAATCTGATGGAGTATGTAAAAAGTGTGCTGATGGAACTGTTACTACCACAACCTACTCTTGTAACAACAGCATCAGTTATTCTTGCCCATCAGGTGGAAGCCTCTACGCTGGCACTTGCCGTAGCTGTCCTAACGGCGGTTCTTTAAACTCTAGTAATGGTCAATGTGAAGGCTGTAGTGCAGGGTCACCTGTGTGTCCTTCTGGCACTACAGAATACAACGGTAGCTGTTACAGCTGTAGTAGTGGAACTCTCTACAACAATACTCAGTGTCAAATTGTATCTGGAACTACTGGTAATGGTATTTACTCTTACTATGGGAGCGCTTACAGCTATGCTGCAACACCTACGACGCGACAGTGTACTCAAAGTAACGTTAACGACATGTCTAACCCATGCTTATACGTTGGAGAATGTAGCCCAGGTGGAACCAGCGCCGTTTATTGTTTAAGGACTTGTGACCAAGGTGGCGCTCAAAGTTCTCCATCTTCTTCTACTTGTTACTTATGCCCTAGTGGAACGGTAAACGGTCCAAACCCTAGTACTGGTTCTGGTTCCATTGCTTCTTGCTACGCCGAAGGCACACAGCCAGCCTACACTTACACAAACGCAACTGTAAGCTCTAAGACAACACCTAACGCTGGTACATACCCAAACTGTAACTACGGAGTTACTGTATTCTCCACAACATCTTACAACGCAAGTTCTCAGGTTATTTCTGGTGGAACTTATCCAAACTGCTGCTGCGGCTCGTCATCTAGTACCTCCACTACAACAGTTAGTGGTGGAACTTGGCCTAACTGTAACTACACAGTTTCTACAAGCTCTGCAACCAACCAAGGTGCAGCAACCATAATCACCAGTTCAGGTGGAACTTATCCAAACTGCTGTTGTGGCTCGTCATCTAGTACCTCAACAGCAGCAGCTGTAGCTGGATATCCAACCTGTGGTTGCTTAGCAAACACTGCCTCTAGAATAAATACTGGAGGCGGTGTAGCCGTTACTCCGACAGCTACCGCTACTGGAGATAGAGTTGTTACTAATGGGTCAGCAAGCGCACTTCTTGCTTCAGCTCCAACAAGACTTACAGCCGTAACTAGTGCTGCAGGTTCTTGGACAGTGTATGCTTACAACTCAAGCGGTACTCAGATTTACACCACAACAGGTTCAGGTACTCCTGCAGGAAACTATGGTATATTTTTAGGCACAAGCACACTATCCATTGGAACAGGTGTAGACAACTTCTCGGTATCGTAATAGGAGCATAATGAGCGACAAACCACGTAATGCACGTCCTTGGGATTTATTTAACAAGAACCTTGGAAGAGTTGAAACAACGATTGCAGAAGAACGCTATGAGATTTGTTCTGCTTGCCCTGAGCTAATAAAACTAACAGGTCAATGCAAAAAATGCGGGTGTTTTATGCAGCACAAGGTAAAGCTTCCAAACGCATTTTGTCCATTAGACAAATGGCAAGCAGTTTCAATTAGCTACACAGAAGACCAATCAGAAGAGGAAACAAAATAATGGAACTATACGACCCAGAGCGCCCACTTCCACCTAAGAGAGTTGCTTTTGTTCTTGACGGAGTAATCCAAGACATTCTTCACACGGATGAGCGGTTAGCTTCAATCTTGCTAAGTGAGCCATTAATGGTTGATGTATCTGATGAACCAGAGAGCGTTGTTCCTGGCACTCTGTACCCTTTTGAGCGCAACGAAGCTTAGCCCACTTTCTACTCTTCTTTAAGAGATAATCCTCGTATGCGTGGTAACAAAGTACAGGGACGTTTTAAAATTGACTTTGAAAGCAAGTCAATGGATGAGGGCATGGTTGATGACCTTCGTGACCCTGTTGGTACCACCGTATCTTGGTGGGTATGGGACCAAGCTTATTTAGATGCAAATCCAAATCTTGTAGTTGATGACATCTACGATGTCTCAAGTACCACTCCTGGAGAAGGACGTCGTTGGAAGAGCCCATTTGAACTACCAGTAATTATGGCGCAACAAATTCGGTCTTCAAACGTCATGAACGAACGAGGCTTCTACGTAACAGACACTTTGCGCCTTGTTGTATCGGTTTCTGATGTAAACATACTCATTCCAGATATGATTACAAACCCAACGACCCACATTAAAGATAGAATTGCATTCCAAGAAAAGATATTTGTTCCTACACGGGTTATGCCACGTGGACGGTATAAAGAGCGCTATTCTGTAGTCACCATTGACTGCAACCAGGTTAACGCCGAAGAGCTTGTCAATGACCCACAGTTCCAAAGCTACGCCTCACCAAGCGTTGGTTTTGGAAATGGTGTACT